CAGCTCCCTGTCCTTCGCGTCGTCCGTGTCGAAACTGAGGTTGATTTTCATGCGGTTCTCCTGTTGTTGGCCCGTGTGCGGCACCACTGCCGCGCGAAGGCCTTCATGTTCTTGACCGTGTTCCCGTCGGCGTCCTTTCCGCCGCGTTCCTCGGTGGCCTCCCAGCATTCGCCGGCGTCTACCGGGTCGAGGCCGTCGTCGATGGCCCACTGGATGAATTCTTCCTTGTTGCGGAACGAGGCCCGTGAACGCACGGACGGCTGTGCTACTTTCGCCATCCCTCTTACGGATGAGCCGTCCGTGCGCCGGCTTACCAGAGCCTGGCTTTGCCGAGCCTCAAGACTTGCCACGGATCCGCCGTGGCTCGGGGCTGTCTCCGCCGGGTTGCCGTCTTCGGGACTGCACGACGGCGGTGCATAGCGGCCGCGGGAGTCATCGCGGGTGTCCCCGTAAAGGTTGGCAGACGCACCAGATTCCAGTAGCGCGGCATTGCTGCCGTCGGTCACGTTCAGGGAGTCCTCGCGGGTGTCCCCGTCTGCCGTAAATGTGTCGCAGGATGTTGGTAGTTCCAGCGCGCCACGGTTTCCCGTGGTAGATAAGTCCTCCCCGGCGTTACCGTTCGGGGCATCCTGCGGTGATTCTTCGTTCCCGTACATCTCGAGCCACTTCTCGTCCAGCTGCTCCTGCGTCGGGGACGTGACCCCTTCCTTCGCCAGCTGCGCGCGCACCCAACGCATCTGCTGTTTGCGTTGCTGAAGGTCGTTGAACGCTCTGGCTTCGTCAAGCAGAAACAATGCATATTGGTTAGGTTCTTTACATAGATCCTGAAATTGCAGCGTCTTGCAGAATGACTGTAGCCAAGCCTGACAGGTGGATGGGTCGTGTATAATGCCATCCACCTCGAACAAGAAGCGACGAATTAACACTTGAACCTTGTTAATTTCATTTTCAGCCATTTCCAAATTCTTCTTTGGCAAGTTTGTTCACGGCTTCGGCGATGATGCGAGTTTTGCTGTCCTTTACGCCATTTTCAGAAAGACGCTTTTCTGCAATCTTTTCGATTGTCTCAACGCTTTTAGGTTGTAATCTTATGCTTAACGACTCTGCCATTGTCTATCTTCCTCTGTTATCATTTTCATCACTTCCTGTTCCAGTTCGCCGAAGCTCTTGCCCGATAGCCGTTCCGCCAGTTCCTTGTGCGCGTCCACAGGTGTCCTGACCTTGAAGCCCGCCTTTTCGAGCAGCGTCACGACCTCGTGGAAGTCGATTTTCTCGATGCCCAGCTCCGCAAGCAGTCCGTCGCGGCTGCCGTTGTCGTGGAACTTCGATATGTCCAGTCCGCCGTCGTCGCCCATCCAGTAGTTGCTAGCGTAGTTCTTGAGGCTGGTCCAGAAGTACGCCCATCTAGTCCCGTGCAGGACACCCTTGCTCCTTTCGTCGCCACACAGCTTCATCGCGTCGTCAATCGTGAGGAAGAAGTGCGGGTCGGTGCAGTTGCCTTTCTCTGTCGCGGTATAGACCAGCGCGATGCCGTCGGGCGCGGCCTCGTAGGCGTCGAACGCCTTTTTCGGTGCCGGTGCCTTCGGTGCTTCCGCTGGTCCGAGCGTGGCGAAGAGGTCCAGCTGGTCTGACACTATGCGGCCACCCTTGCGGTCACCGCGTCCTCGATTGCCTTCTTCTGGGCCTTGGAGTAGAACCTGCGGTTCTGCCAGCCCTTGAACTCCCAGTTGCCGGAGGCGTAGATGCCGAAGGATTCGGAGCAGAAGACTCCGTCGCGGCGGAGGTCGATGTCTCCGAGGACGTTGCCTTCGGCGTCTCTGTAGAAGCAGATTTCTTCGATTGTCAGGTTCTTCGTCATGTTTTGCCTCCGTTGGTCGCTCATTGGTTATAATTATCTGTTTAAGTGGTAATTATCTGTTTCTGTTGTTAATATCTAACTTCCTGTGGTAATCCTTGACCGCGTCGATGACGATTGCCGTGTTGGTTGTGGGCTCGATGTTTGCCGCCCGCACTACCCTGATTTCGTCGAAGAGCGGCGTCATTTCGGGCGGCAGAATTACTTGCACTCTTTCAGCCATTGTTTTTCCTTATCTAAGATTTTTAGCAACCTTGCTAATTATACTAGAAATTTAGTCTAATATTTTTAGAAAGTCAATAGGTTTATTCTATTTTTTTTAGAAAAAAATTCTAGTTTGGCGATTTTAATGTATTTTTGGGGTATGGATAATGATTTTTTACATAAAATCAACCTAGACGCCCTGTCAAAAGAAACAAGACTCTCGGAAGAAGAGATTGCAAAACTTGCAGGAATTTCCGACCCGAAGAATCTTGGAAAATGTGGACAGGGAAAACCCAACGGATCAAGACCGAACTACAATGCTTTTGTCCGACTGCTCCAGAATGGCGCCACCGTGGAGACGCTGTTCGGCGTGGAATACAGGGGCACGGCTATCCCTCCAGAAGTAGCCAACGACCCTAATTTCCAGGCGGGAATGGACAAGGCCTATGCGGACATGAAGGCCCGCGGGTTAATCCGGGAAGAAGTCGTCCAGGTTATCGCGGACATGAAGGCGAAGGGCCAGCTATAGCCTTGGAAACCGCCGGACTACCCGGCTCTTTTTATTCGAATTATACCACGGTATTACATCGGTAATACTATGGTAATACCAAACGATACCCATATCATATCACCTCATTTCATTCCACTTCATATCATTCCATACCATATCATTGAGTCAATAACCATTTATCTCCCTTTAACCATCATCGTATATATGTAAATATCCCTCTACTCAACTCTACGCGCGCCCGCGCGTGAAGAGGGGGCTTACACACGATTTTTTGTGGTATTATATCGAACTTTTTTTGAAAAAAATTTGACATTTTTACCAGGTATTTTGATATATTTTGGGTAGGAACATGTTTACAAGAGGTTTTATATGTTGGACTCATTAAAGAGCGTGTTGCTTTCTCCGGGATGCTTCGGCGACTTGATGCCGAAGTTCGATACCCGTTTCAACTCCGACGTCAAGTCGCACCTCGAAAACGTGGCCCGAAATGGATCCGTCGGAAAGCATTTCCAGAACGCCTTCGGATACGTAATTCGTGGAATGGAGAAGGTGAATGAGTGCCGCTGACGTTCATGAGGCAAATACGACAAACCTTCCTAAAACGGACGTGAAAGAAGAAGGCGGTATCGCACCCGAAATCCGGAAGCTCGAAAAAGGTAAAGGCGCCACGAATGTCATGAAAAGCGTCGCCTATTCTGGACCGCTGCCGACTCCGCAGATGATGCAGCAGTACGAATCCGTGATGAAGGGGAGCTCCGACCGGATCTTCAAGATGGCCGAGGAGGATTCCAGGCGTGACACGATGATTGTCGAGATCGAAAAGAACCGGATCGAGAAGTCCCTGTCAATAGAGGACACGGCACAGAAGTTGCTTTTCGTGCTGCTGTTGCTGCTCGTGGCCGCTTCGGTCTTTTTCTTCTATAACGGTAACAATACCGCTGGATTCGCTTTCCTCGCATTCCCCGTGCTGAAGGAAGCCAGGGCCCTTTTCTCGAAGGTTTCCGGCGGGGACGCCAAGAAGGACTGACGGCAAACGGCTTGCCTGTATTTCGGCTCCGCTGTAATGGCGGGGCCTTTTTCATTGCTTTAGCACGGCGCGGATCATCTCGAGCGCCTCGTCCACGTCCAGTTCCCCTTCCATGACCCTCAGTAGAGGGCTTTTTTTGTTTCTGTTGTCCGTAATTGCCACTATTGGCCACTAATTGCCAACAAAATAATATTTGTTTTCGGTACCTATTGCGCCGGCCGCTTTTTGTTGGTAAACTTGTGGCATGGACAATGCGAAGAACAACAAGAACGACAACAAGGTGAAGAAGGGCGAGGAACTGCTCGCCGTTCTCAGGGAAGGCCTCTCCGATAACGCGAAGATTCTGGAGAACCAGGCCGAGATATCGAAGAAACTTGACGACATGGCCGAGATGCTGCGCCGTGCTCTCCCGCCCTCTCCGGGGCGTTTCACGAGGATATAGCCATGGCCCGCCTGGTACTCAACGGCGCGCTCAACAGGGCCGCAGGCGCCGCCACCGGGATGAACCCGGTCGCTCCCGCTACTGGGCCGCGCTATGCGTTCATTGCGCATCCTGCCTGCTGCGCGAAGTGCAGCATGATGGATTCCCGACGCACGGGGCGACTCTACACCATCGGAGACACCTGGAGAATCTCCCACATCAACTGCCTCTGCTCCACGGTGGAAGTGCCTGCCGGTGTCGGGCTCGACCCGCAGAGCGTCATGGGCTTCGCCATGAACCCCGTCGGCGGAATTCTCCGTCGCGGTTTCAATTTCGGACAGAGCCTCGCTCCCGTGAAGCTCACGGCGAACAACTGGGAGAACGTGCTCGGCAAGGCCGCGAGGATGGCGGAACCCACCAATTCCGGACGCCGGAAGGTGCTCGCACGCGCAAAGATCACCGCGCAGAGGAAGGGCGCGTACAGGAAGGCGTTCAACAAGGCCGGGGACTCCTGGAACGACGTATTGGCCCCGCAACCCGAACCGAAGAAGGCGAGGCGAACTGCGGGTGCCGTACGCGTCAGGAAGGCCCGTGCCGAGTCTCCCGTGTTCACGCCTACCGGAAGGGTCTCGAAGTCCTCGAAGGTGGACGTGAAGGCCCTGAAGAGGAAAGCCTCGGCAGTGAAGGCAAGGCGCAACGCTTCCAGGGATACGAAGTCGCTGGCACGTCTTTTCGGTGCCACGATAAGGTAAATATTTCAACACATTGACAGGCGAATCATAGGCGTATGGCTGGCAAGGGTGCAGATAGGGCCACCATGGCCCGCATAGGCAAGAAGACGCGGCTCAAGAAGAACGACCCGCGGTCTAGGGCCATATCCAGAAAGGGTGTCGCCGTACGCAAGGCGCAGGCGGAGCTCCGTTCTTCCGACGCCATACTCGAGGCCGACAGGAACGGGACGCTCGCGAATCTATTCGACAAGATGGTGGAAGCGGCCAACGGCCTGTTCGAGCAGGGCAAGTACGACAGCTTCCTGAAGCATGGCGCCGGCATACTCGAGATGGTAAACGGCAAGCAGATCAACATCAAGGCCGACGCAAACGTGAAGAGGGACATCATCATCAACTTCCGGAGGGCGACGCCGGAAGATGCCAAGTAGCGGACAGGTACAGTGGCGATGGTACGACCCCGAATGGGAACCGGAGGAGAACGACAGCCCGGAGTATTTCGGTGTCGACGCCCCGATGTCCGGATTCCAGCTTGACTTCATCCAGCGCAACGAAGAACCTCTGCTCATCCTGCAGACTGGCGTGGGCGCCGGAAAGACACGTGTCGCGGCGTGGGCCATAGTGCTCAAGATGCTCGACGGGTGGCGTGTCCTCGCCATCGCGCAGAACTCCAAGGCGCTCAAGAACGTCCTTTACAGGGACATCATCAAGATCCTCATGACGATAATGCCGGACTACCGTCCGGACCGTTACTACAACAAGACCGACGGACACATAGGCATGCCGCCGGAATTCGGCGACGCGTGCTGCGACGGCGGTACCGACGAGAACCCGTCCGGCATCCTCGGGTACACGGAATACGACGGAGTGGTCTTCGACGAGGCCAGCCGAATCTGCCTCGAGATGCGCAACAACGCGGAAGACCGTAACCGAGGCAAGGGCATCGTCCCCTGGGTCCGCTACCTCTCCTCCCCGAACATGGAACAGCCCGAGATGTGGTTCGCAGACGAGTGCCAGAAGCACCCGGACTGCGTCATACACGCCACGAGCCTGGACAACGAGTTCACGACCGAGGAATACAAGGCGCGACTGAAGGAACGCTACGTGGAGGGCTCCGACCTGTACAACCAGCAGGTGCTCGGGCTCATTGTCGAAGGCGACGGTACCGACGCCGTCTTCCTCCGGGCGGTGCTCCAGAATTCCATGTGTATCCCGTTCAGCGACCGTTTCGCGGCCACGATGTACTGCGCGATAGGGGTAGACTGCGCACGATTCGGCGACGACAACACCGTCATCTGCACCCGTTTCGGCTACTGGTGCGGCGACGCGCTGAAGGTGCTGCACGGCCGCGACTCCTACGAGATTTCCGACGCTATCGACGACTTCTACATGCTCGCCCGTGCCCGGCGCGTTGTCGTGAGGCGCGAGAACGTGGACATGGCCTACGGTTCGGGCGTCGTGGACGTTCGCCGCGAGAAGGGCCACAGGAACGTGAACGAGGTAGGCTTCGGCGACGGTCCTGCCGACAAGGAGCATTTCCTGAACGTGCGTGCCGAGCTCTATTTCCGTGCGAAGGCATGGTTCAACGGCGGGGGAATCATCCGTGACGAGAAGCTCGCCGAGGAACTGCGGGCGCAGCGCTACCAGATCGTGAAGGAGAACAAGTTCAAGCTCGTGGACAAGGATATCATCAAGGAGTTCCTGGGACGCTCCCCGGACCGTTCGGACGCGTTCGCGCTCACGTTCTACGGCGGTGGTCCTAAGGCCGACCTGGTGTCGGTATCCGTCGACGAGATAGTGTCCGAAAGGACCGGAAACAGGGGAAACGCCACACGCAAGCGCGTGGGGAAGAAATTTGCAACACGCTAGGGTAAACTATGGGAGAAAGAATATGGAACAGCTGCCGACTATAAACGGAAGGGTGGACGAGGCGTGGCTCGACGGGGTGCTCCGCGAGAACGCGCTGAGGTCGTCGAGGCATGCCGAGCTCACTCCTGAGTTCGGCGCCGTCTGCATCCGTTTCACGGACGCCGTGCTCAACGACGGGAACATGGACTTCTGCAAGCTGGACAAGCTGACGAAGGCCGAGGTATGCAGCATCGTATACCTGCACGTGTGCAGGCAGGCCGCGAAATACGACCCGAAGTCGTGCTCGAAGCCATCCAACTGGGTCTACACGCTGGTAAAGAACCGGATGATCAACGCCGTGAACGAGGTGCTTAACAGCGACGAGGTCTCAAAGGCGGTGGCCGCTGTGGTCGGACGCGATGCTCTCGACAGGATGGACGGCATCGCTCGTAACGCCCCGGCGAACAGGGTGCTGTCCGAGAGGAACGACGCTCTCCGGGAATTCTGCCTCAACCGTGGCGTCAAGGAGACGCTTTTCACGCAGGCGTGGCGCGACAGCTGGTTCCGGAGGGACGGTAAGACCGTGCTCCAGAGGGCGAAACACCACAGGCGTCTGCAGGCTGTCAAGGTTTCCGGACAGGTGGAGCTGTCCGATTCCGACCGGGAAGAACTGAAAAAACTCATAGAGGAACGAAGAAATGGACGAACAGGAAGAACTTGAAAACGTGGACGCCGCTGTCGCCGAGATGAGCGACGCGGAGCTCCAGGAGTACAACGACGACCTCGTCGCCGAGGTCAAGGACTTCATCGAGAAGAATTCCGAACGGAACCGGGACCAGGTGAAGCGCATCAAGGCCGACCGCGAGTTCGCAGCCGGCCAGCAGTGGGACAAGACAGACCGCACGAATCGCGGCGAGAACCGCATCGAGGAGGAAATCCCGGTAATCGAGAACCCCATCTCGGCGGTGGTGAACCCCATCTCCGCAAAGCCTTTCCGTACGGTGGCCGAGCCCAAGCCGAAGTTCAAGGACGTCTACGGCGAATCGATCGCTGTCCTTAACGAGAAGCTCTCGGAATTGCAGGACACCTTCGAGATGCAGGAGGCCCACGACTCGGCCACGTACGACGAGGTGTGCGCCGGGCTCGGTTTCTGCTACGCGACGACCGAGGAAAATGAGGACGGCGAGGTGGTGGTGGCGTACCACACCATCGACGACGTGACGAAGGTCGTGTGGGATGCCGACGCCAAGTCCACGACCATGGCGGACGCGAAGCAGGCGGTCGTCATCGAGCTCATCAAGGAATCCGAAGCCGAGGAACGCTACGGAACCGACATCTGGGGCGGCAAGCTGCCGGAAAAGACCACGCTCGTGGACCTGGGAGACGATTTCGCCATTCCGGAAGGACTGGTGCCGCTCCTCACTTACTTCCGCGTCGAAGGACACAACTGCGAGTTCCACCGCCTGATAGGAGAGCAGGTCGTGGAATCCGACCTCCTGGAAGGCGTTTCCCGCATCCCGATTGTCGCCTTTATCGGCGAGAAGAAGTGGTTCGGCGACGAGCACGGTTTCGCGGGCCTAGTGCACAGGCTTCGCCCGATGCAGCGCCGGGCGAATTATGCCAACAGCCAGATGATGGAACGCCTGGACCTCGTTCCGAAGGTCGGATTCATGGGTCCTGCCGAAGCGATCGACGAATACGAGGACGAATGGGCCGAGGCCAACTACAGCACCGACGCCTACCTGCACTACCGCACGCACGACAAGGAAGGCCGCGAACTCAAGGAGCCGAAACCGATACAGATGACCGCCCAGGTCGAGGACGTGCAGGGTGTCATCAATTCCTCCATTCAGCTGATGCAGTTCGCTTCGGGAATTTCCCCGACTGGTATCGTGGACCAGACCATCCACGACCAGGTGACGGCCACCGAGTTCATGATCCGTACCGAGTCCAGCCAGTCCAACGTGTCGCACTACCTGAAGCACACGCGGGAATCCGTCAAGGCTTCCGGAAAGGTGCTCGCGCAGATGATCATCATGGTGTACGGTCTCGACATTCCCGAAGGGGCCTACGAGATCAAGGTGGACGGAGGCTGCATCGAGCTTACCGAGATGGAAAGGGAACGCAAGTTCCTCCTCGCAGTGATGCAGTTCGTCCCGGAGGAAATGAAGGGCGTGCTCGCCATAGGCCTGATGAACACCCTCGAATTCAAGCAGGCGCCCATACTCGCGCAGATGATGGTGAAGCTCCTGCCCCCGGCAGTGCAGGAAGCCTTCCTCGGCGGCGACCCGAAGGCGGCCCTCGCGGCGGCACAGCAGCAGATGGCACAGATGCAGCAGCAGTTGCAGCAGCTCCAGCAGCAGAACCAGGAACTCACGGTCCAGGCGCAGGAACTCCAGCTCCGCACCAAGAGCGACCTCGCCATCAAGCAGATCGACGCCCAGGTGCAGCTGCAGAAGCAGAAGATGGCGAACGACAACGCGATCCTGCTCAAGCAGATGGACCTGCAGGCGAACGCGCAGAAGGAGCGGTTCAACGCCCAGGCGGACGCCGCGGCTCAGGACAAGGAAATCGTGGCGAAGGCGCAGGCCGACGCTGCGAAGGCCGAGCAGGACCTGAAGGCGGAAGTGACGAAGGCCACGGTGAACGCGAAGCTCGACATCGAGAAGAAGCAGGCCGAGAAGGCTACGGAAGCGTTGACTGCACCCGCTGTGGCAGCTCCCTCTGCCACTCCCGTGATGTAATTTCCCGACAAGGAACGCTGCCTGATCCGTCCCCGTAAGGAGGGGACGGATTTTTTTTTCGCGGAAAGTTCCGTTTTTTTGCAACGTCCGTCTGTACCCTACACGTTGAGGGCGATGTTGCCCTGATACTTGGCGAAGGCAAACGCGAAAGGAACACATGAGCGAAGAAAATCTTTTTGAAACTGCGGGCAATCCCGGCGCAGGAAAAACGACTCCGGATTTCTCGGTAACTGTCGAAGACTCCAAGGGCGACGGCGGAAAGGCTGCAAACGGGAGCGGCAACGAAGACAAGGACAAGCCTGGCCATGAAGCGCACGACCGGTCCAACATCGAATACACCAGCGAATTCAAGAAGCGCGTGGACCGTATCCGCCGCAACGAGAAGGCGAAATTCGATGCGGAACTGAAGAAGCGCGACGAGGCCTGGGAGAAACGGTTCAAGGAACTCGAGTCCCGTTTCGGCGGACAGGCGCCCAAGACCCTGAAGCGCGAAGATTTCAAGACCGACGAGGAATTCACGGCTGCAAAGCGTGAAGCCGCAATCGACGAGATCATGAAGCGCATCGACGAACGCAACGGCGCGAAGTCGAAGCAGGAAGAAGAGGAACGCCTGAAGCAGGAATCGGACAACGAGGCGCAGCGCAGGTTCGCGCTGAAGTTCCAGGAAGGGATGCAGCGCACCCTGTCCCAGGAACAGCAGAAAGAGGTGATCGGTATCGCCAACGACGCGGACGGCGCCGTCAATACGTTCCTCCAGAGCACAGCGGGCTCGACCTTGCAGAAATGGCTCTTCGAAGACTGTACCATCCCGGCAGACGTGATCCTCTACCTGGAACACAATGCTGACAAGATGGAAATACTCGGGACGCTTTCCCCGAGAAAGCAGATGGAACAGCTCGATATCCTCGAACGGCATCTGGCCAAGGCTGCGGCCGATGCTGCGAAAAAGAAGGGCCAGGACGGGAATCCGGCAAATCCGGAAGACGAACCGGACGACTCGGGCAGGAAGAAACCTCCGGTCATCGGTCAGTTCGGTGGCTCCAGCCGCGCGATTTCGGACTTCTCGAAGCTCTCCGACCAGGAAAGGGTCTCGAGACTCATCAAGGCAATGCGCAGCCGATAAGACTTTAACAAAGGACCAAGACAATGGCTAACAAACTTACCGTACAGTCCCTGAACGACAAGTTCACCGCTGCCGTTCTCGACAGCTCCAACTTCATCAAGGAATCCAAGAACTGGGCGAAGGACCTCTTCAAGAAGGGCACCCGCTCCGGCACCCGCGCCACCCTCTACTTCGACGGCATGGGCGAAACCGCCACCGCTGACGACATCGAAGGCAATGACGAAAACGGCAACGCCGCGATGAGCATTGCCAACATGAGCGGCGACGTCAAGCAGTACGCTGTCCCGCTCGTTGTGGGCAACTCCAAGGGCAAGGTCGGCTGGACCGAAGTGGAAGAACGCTTCAAGATGGGTACCCTCGACGAAGACCTCGTCAAGCCGACCGCCAACTCCATGGCCGAAAAGCTCGTGCGCAAGGTTATCGACAACTCCTACCTGCGTTCCACCGGCGTAGTCGTGGCCGCCAAGGATGCCACTACCGGTCAGTCCGGCAGCTTCCTCGCGCTCGCTTCTGCTCTCGCATCCCTGCGCAAGATGCGCACCGGCATGACCCTCGTGGGCCATCTCGATTCCGACACCATGGGTTACCTTGCCTCCCTGCCCGTAACCGCAGGCGTGGGTCACTTCGACGCGACTTCCGAAAAGCTCAAGGATCTCTACGGCGACGCTGCCATCGGCACGTTCCACCGTTGCCCCTTCATCGATGAACCGTTCATGCCGGTAATCGAAACCGATGCCGACCCTGGTGCAAACTGCGCGGTCGACGGCGACCTCGAACAGAGCGACATCACGGACGGCTCCGATACCTGTACCCTCAGCATCGACGGCATCGCCAATGGCGTGACTGTGATCAAGGCAGGCTCCGTGTTCACCATTGCTGGCGTCAACCGCTGCACCGGTGCAGGTACCCCGCTGCTCAACTCCCCGTACGCCTTCGTCGTGCAGGAAGATGCCGAAGTCACCAGCAATGCCGCTGACCTCAAGATTCTCCCGGTCTACTTCAACAACGCCGGCTACATCCCGACCGTCTCCGTCGCCAAGATTGAAGACAACGCTGCGATCACCTGGCTCACCGGCGCGAACAAGAAGTACGCCGTCGGCATCATCCGCGCCCGCGAGGCCCTCAACTGGACCCCGATCGAAATGCCGGACATCCGCGGCTGCGAAAACGGCTCGACCACCGTGCCGACGATGTCGTTCCACACCGCCTTCGACGGCAAGATCGACGACGCCTCCAACGTGGGCCGTCTCGACGCCATCTACTGCGGCAAGATCGTGGACCCGCGTCTCGTGCGCACCGTGTACTGGGAACTCTAATCACGGATTTGTCTCTTCGCAGACATGTTCCGGGCTGGTTGGCTTTGGCCAGCCGGCCCTTTTATTTAAGGAGACGAAATGTCCAAATCCATCCGCAAGATTATCGGGGAAGCCTACAAGTTCATCGGGCTCGCGCCTAACGGCATACTGCACGACGGCCAGGTTAGCGAGGGCGTGGACTTCGCGAACGAGGTCATCAGCAAGTACAACGAGTCCAGCCTTTTCCCCTTCACCTACTCTACCCTCGAGGCCGTGGTCTCGGGAGGTTCAATTACGATTTCCTCGCAGGCCGGGGAAGGCGTGGTCGAGGGTGTCGTGCCCGTAGGCATGGCTGCCCTGTACTGGAAGCATTCCGATACCGACATGGTGAAGTTGCGCGACCTCGACTTCAAGGACATCTTCGGGCTGCGCAACGCTTCGGCGTCCCCGGCATGGTACTCGCTCGTCGTCGAGGATGACGACCGGGCTACTGTGCACTTCGATGCGCTCGGCACGTTCCGCGTGCTGATGGTGTACCCGAAGAAGCTGCCGCGCCTCGAGATCGACGACATGTTCGTGGCGCCTGAAATCTACGAGCAGGTCGTGAAGTACGGCGTTGTGGTCCGTGCGGCGACCAAGGCCACGTTCGAGGAATCGGTCATCGCCGACTACCAGAAGCTCCTGGACGACGCCGTCCGTGCCATCACGAACAGCAACGCGGGCAAACGCCCCGTGAAGCGCAAGCTCGACGGCTTCTACAACCACCACGACGAATTCAAGAGCCCTAGAGTCTGGAGGTAAACGATGCCGTCAGTAATTTCAGTACCCGGATTCCTCGGAGGCTCCTCGAAGTCCGACGTCATGATGGACTCGCCCGAGGAACTGCTGAACATGTTCGTGGAGAAGAAGGAATCTTCGGAACCGCGAGGCTACACGCAGAAGACGCTCCGCTCCGTCGAGGGCGAACGCTCCGTCCTGGAGTTCCCTTTCGACACCCGCATAGGCTGCCGAGGACTCTTCACCGCATCCGACGGTACCATGTTCGCAGCCTTCGACGCTTCCGTCTACAGGATAAGGCGCAAGGACGACGGCTCGCTCGAAAAGATCCTGGTGGCGGACCTCATGAGCAGGCCCACGCAGGTGGTTTTCTCCGAGACGGGTGGCATCAATTCCCACGTCGTGTGGGTTGACGGCTCACCGTTCCTTTTCGCCTACTCGCTGAAGGACGGAACCTTCAGACAGTTTGCCACGCCTCTCAGGACGTACAAGTCGGTAGACGGCAACGACAGCCCGTCCGTCGGGGATACCCACGCCACCCCGACACACGTGGTGTGCATCTCGGGCGTCATATGCATCAACGACAGCGATAATGACACGTGGTACTACACCGACCCCTACGTTCTTGGCGGAGCTACGGACGAGCGCAAGGTATACAGGCTCGTCAATGGCCAGGTTCAGTACGGCCCGGACGGTGTCACGGTGTTGACAGATACGGTGAACATCGCGAGCGAGGCCGACAACAACGTGTGCTACCTGTGGCTCGACCGATACAGCCTCCCGAAATTCCAGACGGCGGAATACGTGGCCGACCGCATCACGGCCATGGTTCTCTGCAACGACCGCATCTACTGCTTCGGCACGAAGTCCCTGCAGGTGTACACGCCGACCATGACGGAGGACGCCTACGGGAATTCCTATTCCGTGTTCAGTTCCACGGGAAACAATACCCGGGACAACGGCGCTGAAATCGGCTCCACGGTGGCATCCCTCGGTGGCAAGGTGTTCTGGCTCGGCTCAAGCACCATCGGCGACCATTCCGTGTGGGTGAGCGACGGCGGGGCACCTGTCAGGATTTCGTCGAACAGCATCGAGCGCGAACTCCGAGGTTTCGGCAACATCTCGGACGCCTATGGCTTCGCCTACGCCTACAACGGACACCAGTTCTACGTACTGACCGTGCCGGGATCCGACAAGACGTACTGCTACGACGTGACGACGCAGGAATGGTTCAACCGTTCTACAAGGGACCCGCAGACAGGCAGGGACCGCTACTGGGCCCCGAGCTTCGCCACGGCGGCTTACGGCGAGATTTTCCTCGGGAGCTATTCCGCGGAATTCCTCATGCAGGTGGACCCCGACAAGTTCACCGACTTCCGGGACAACCCGATAATCAAGCGGCGCACGTCCCCCGTGTTCGTGAAGGACTTCGCACCGTTCAGGCTGGACGCCTTCTGGATGGAATGGAACACCGGCACGACCACGCAGAGCAACCCGGTCGAAAACGGCGGCTACGTGTCCGCGTTCAATCCAGTGGCCATGCTCGAATGCTCCAACGACGGCGGCAACACCTGGGGCATGGAACGCTGGGCGCACGGCGGCAAGATAGGCCAGTATTTCTGGCGGACAGAATGGAGAGGAGGGTTCCCCTGCGGAGGCTTCCAGCTTCCCAGGATGTACGTACTCCGCCTAACCATCAGCGACCCCGTGAAGGTAGTCATCACGGCCGCGAAGATGCAGATCACGCAGACGAGGAGACCCTGATGCTCACCAGGATAAATCCGAAGAAGGTCTTCGACGATACCGGTAAGGCCGTGACAGAGATCCAGTCCGCCATAGAGGGGGACTGGGGCAGGGAATCACAGAAGGGGCTCCGCGTGGTGTACTTGGGCAAGTGTACGCTCATGTCCGGCCTTTTCGGTGCCGACGCCACGGCCGTAGAGGTTCCCACCATGCAGGAACGCTACCCGGCATACTTCCACGACACGAATGGGCACTCCCGGATGGCGGTCGTGGAACCTGGAACCAGGTTCGTGAAGAAACCGGAAGGAATTTCAGGCGGATTCGCGTTTTTTGCAATGGTGTAGTGTAAACTACAATAGAACGAATATAAAAGCGAGGAACTATGAATAACGGAGCTTTAAGCGGCGCAGGTACCGGGGCGGCCATCGGTTCGATGTTCGGCCCGTGGGGTACCGTCATCGGAGGCGCGGGCGGACTACTCGTCGGCGGGCTCATGGACGGCCAGGCCGACTCGCAGAAGCACAAGGCTATCAACAACGCACTGGAATCGCTCGAGGACGCCCAGGGCTATATCGACTCGGCACGCCAGCAGAACACGGCCCTTGCGAACCAGGGGCTCGGTCTTGCGGGCAGCCTTTGGGACCCGAACGGAGACCTTACGGCGAAGTATAACCAGGCGCTCGCGGGAATAGAGAACCTGCAGGGCTACAACGCCGACAACCTTTTCAGCTACGACAAGACGATCCAGGATTTCTACGACCCTGCGTTCCAGCTTTCTGTCGACATGGCCAACGACGCCATCAACAACTCCCAGGCGTTCGGCGGCAACATGTTCTCGAGCGACACCGCGAACAAGCTGACCGCCAAAAACAACGTGCTCGCCACGCAGATGTACGACGACGCGCGTGACGCCATGCAGGCGGACAAGTCGCTCGAGCAGTCCATCTGGGCGGGCAACGAGTCGGCGAAGCAGGCCGCGGCCGATTCGCAGTCCAATCTTGCGAACATGCGCATGAACGCATACGGCACGGGGATGAGCAACCTCTCGGACGCACAGCAGGGCTACATCGCGAACATGATGGGCATCAACAGCGACTATGCCGGCGACATGACGGACTACCTCGGTTCCGTCGCGAACCTCAAGGCACAGGATCCGGGAACCAGGAGCATGTTCTCCCGCGTGCTCGACCCTCTCGGACTCTTCGGATAAGGAGATATTATCATGGCAAGGACATTCAATGCAGGCATCTGGGGCGGTATCGGCGACGCAGTGGCGCGTGACGACATTCTCCGCAGGGAACGCAACCAAAAGGCTCTCGGAGGACTCCTTGACGCGGCCAAGTTCATCGAGAAGACGAACGCGAACCGCAACCTCCGCAAGGATTGGCAGGACTATTTCGCAAACCGCAAGGCTGCCCAGGATGCCGCGGCTGAAGATGCTGCAGCGCAGGATATGGCGGACGCCTTCGGTGTGGAGGATTCGCTCTCCATGGAAGGCCTGCCGGCCGTAGCGAGCATCTTCGGCGATGACGTGCAGGCCCCGGACGAAATGGAATCGTCCATCTGGGACCCGTCCATGATCGCGAACGGTTACGAGCCGGCGCTCGCGCCGGAGGATTACGAGTTCATCCGGAACTTCAACCCTAAAACCGCGACTCCGGAAGAAATCCTGATGGCACAGCGCATCGTGGGAACCGACGATGACGGCATCTGGGGCAAGAACTCCAGGGCCGCATACAAGAATTTCATGAAGGGGAGGGTGTAATGGCCGCCATTGACGATCTTATCGACGAATACCTCGGCGTGGCTGTTTCTCCGGCCGAGATGCGCGACCTCGCCCTCATGCAGGTCAAGGACGCATCCGTGCAGGACGATGCCGTGCAGAACGCCGTACGCAACCACCAGGGAATCGAGCAGGCGCAACGCTCGGCGCTCGAGGAATACCTCCGCATGGCCGACGAACAGGCCGCTGCAGAATCCCAGAGGGCGCTCGAGATGGCACAGCAGAGGCTCAACGCGCTCGACCAGAACGCGTCCCTGCTCGCGTCTACCGTCGGACTCGGCAAGGAAGGCAAGCAGAAACTCGCAAGCATCGAGGCGGAACGCCAGGCCATCCTGCAGGCGTTCCCGCAGCTCGGACGTGCGGCCGGCGGTGAAGGCGGCATGGAACAGCCTGCCGCGTTCGACATCAAGAAGATGCTCTCCGACAAGGACTACTCCCCGGAAACCATCGCGAAGCTGTTCGAGGAAAACGACTGGGACGTCTGGGACCAGGCGCTCCGTACCGGCGACCTCGACCTGTACCAGGCGATGCTCGACGGCAAGCTCGGGGCGCTTCCGGAAGGGATGGCCGACAAGATGCGCTTTGTCATAGCCGGCCGTCCGGATACGTCCAAGGACTTGAAACTGAACGACAAGTACGCCCGCCTTCGCGGAGTAATCGGCGAGACGCAGGGCGACCTTAAGAAGAAGGCCCGCGACGAAGCCGCTGCGACCGCAAACGCAAAGAAAAAGGCTGCCGAAGATGAACTTCTCAAACAGTATGAAGAAGACATGAATGCGTTCGGAATCTTGGGTGACAGAAAAGCAAGAAAGCGCTATGCCGAAGCACATCCCGAATTCAAGGAAAAAATGAGAGCTTTGAAAAAGGCTCACAAACTTTCTGCAGAGATGGAATCCAAGGTTCGCCAAGTTTTTGGAGACTTGTAAAATGGCTGAAGAAAAGAAGAAAAATGCACAGGATTTATATAAGGCTGTCGTAGATTTTTACAACAATAGTGACAGGACCGACGAGGAATTCGCTGAAGACTATCCTGGAATCTACTCGCTGTTGAATTCTCCGATGGATTCGCTCCAGCGGCAAAAGCTGTTTGGCGATTCGTTGAAGAAGTCTTCTTTTCTTGGCGAGCTTCGCGATATTGACAAAATCAACGAAGGCTTTGATTTTTCGGATTACGAAAAGGATGCAGACGATACGGCCGTGTCGTCTCCTGTAAAGATTGGCTCTCGTGATGATGACGGCAAGAGTATCTGGGACAAGGAGTCGATGGATGGAGTGAATCTTTGGTACAATAAGGCCAAGGAGGTACTTGATCCTGGCCATAAGCTGAAGAACACAGAACTGTATGAGATTTTCAGTGATGACAAACTACAGCGCCTTCAGGACATGCAGGAAGGTGAACGAGACTATTGGTTCACCGAACTGCTCAACGGTATGGGATACACGGATGACGACAAGGGTATAGAAGCTCTTTCGCGAGATCTCGAAACCGTCTTGACAAGAAAGAAAAATGCCGATTTTGCCGACAAGTACGGCAAGGGTAAGGCGCCTTTAAAGTTCTTGTTTGGCAACGTATTTGAAACTATGGAAGATGGAAGAAAACCGACAGGAGGTGATTTTGTAACAGACGTTGCGTCTAATGTTGCATGGGCTATTCCAGGATCAACTGTTCTAGGTGCTTTCGGTAAAGCTCAAAAATTGGGAAAGGTTGGCGAAATATTGAACAGTGTTGAAAACGCTAAAACTATTCCCGGCAAGATCGGAAGAAATTTGATAAGAGCATCTTTGGCTCCTGCTGCAAATGAATCTGTTGATTATGTGTTTGGTACTGATACATCCGAAGAAAAAGCGGATGGAATTGCAGGAAGATCAAAAAATATTGCAATAAATACAGCAATAAATTGGGCTACACCTTTTCTAGTAAAGGGAGCGTATAATAAAATTTCGTCTTTACTTGGTAATTTTGGACTAACTCCTGGAGAAACGGCCTTGCTTAACGAGGAAGTGTCCAATCTTATCGATTACGGAAGCAAACAAAATACCGCTACGCAGAAGTTAAAGTTGATCCAGGAAGGAAAAGACGCTGCCGAAGAAACAGTTCAATATTTTTCAAAAAGACTTGGAAAAAAAGACAATAATCTTGATGAAGCGACTCTTGCAGAGGTTACTTCTGAATTGCCAAAGCGTCTGTGGAAAAACGGCACTGCTTTATCAAGAATGATTCTTGAAAATGAAGGAGACTTGCCTTTAGGTGCAGGTCAATTTGTCGGCTCTTTTGACGATTTGTTAGAATCGGAACTCCTAAAAAATATTGCAAAATCTTCCAAGAGTATGCTTGATGAAACTCTTCCGTTTGTGTCAAATTATACAGTGAACAGACTCGGAACTAGCGGTATAGGCGGTTTCCTAATGAATCGTTTCGATAGAACGACAAAACCTTGGGATTACGAAGAAAGAAAATAAAAAAAGCCTCGAAAGAGGCTTTCATTATTTCCAGTTTTTTACAACATCTTCTATAAATATTGAAAATAGGAAAATACCCCATAACGTAACTAGACCAAATCCAATAGTCTTTAAAATATCACCAAATCCCATTGTTGAACAAATTACCGCTTCTACAAGGCACAATTTAAAGAACGTTCTCTTGCTCATTATGCCGTCAAGATCATAATACAAGAAAGGGATTAGAGGCAAACCAATAAGAAATACCGCAAGAGAAACAAATCTCCATCCGTCAGACATAAAGAAATTAGTCAATGATTCTGTCATGATTTTACCCTCCGCTCCAATATTCCTTCATCAATAAATATACACAAAAATTCCCGAAAGTGCAACACTTTTCGGTAACCTTTTGGTGTATGCAGACGTTTTTCAACCCGACAACACCGTTTTTCGATGCCGAGGGACACCCGATGGTAGGCGCCAGGGTGTCGTTCCTTGACCTTTCGACCAGCGCGAGCCTCATCGAGCTCACCGACAACGAGGGAACTCCGCTCCCGAATCCGCTCTTTACTGGCAGCGACGGACGCCTGAGGCTCGAAAACGGCAACGGTGCGCCCGCTGTCCCCTGTATCGCCGACGGACTCTCCTACAAGGTCTTGGTGGCAAGGAAGACGGGAGTCGAGCCTATCTTCATGGGCGGCATCCTCCAGAACCCGGAGGAACTCTACGAGAACCCTTTCATCGCGTTTGTCGTGACCGCAATGGGCGGTTCGGGCGCCGGATCCAACACTTCCGTCATAGGAAGCGTCGCAGATGTGCGCCTGGCAGACAAGACGCTCGGCTCCGTGGTCTGTTCCGGCTACTACGAGGCTGGCGACTGCCCCGCACGAGTTTTCACGTGGGTGGAATCGCAGGAACCGCCCCAGGACAACGGAATCAACGTACTGCGCAATCCGGAAGACAACACCGGATACTGGAAGATGTCGGACCCTCCGGCGGGCACGTGGGATGTCCGCATGGCGGGCCTCACGCTCTACGGTGCTGATGCCGCGCAGAACTCGGTCCGTCTCCAGGCCCTGCTCAACGCCATCGGCGAGCTTCTCGATGTCGAGACGGCTGCTACACGGATTTATTTCCCGAAGGGCGTGTGGCACCTCAGTGCCGGTTTCACTTCCTATTCCGAGGTCGTGTTCGGTTACGGTTCCATGCTCCGTTTTACAGGAAGTTCCGGCAAGGTCGTGAACTTATATGGCGGCGTAGAATCATACGGCGCGGACAACATATCGGACTTGAAACTTTTTGACTGTGTCGATGGCGGCTATGCCGTCATACGCGCTCCCGAGGCCCACACGTGCTGGGTGCGTCCAAATTCCCATGCTGTGGCGTCCGATACGCTCGTGGTGGACTGGGATTCGGCATTAAGCACATTCTGGTTCGGATCCCCGAGGAAGTGCGTCGTCAAGGTCGACAGCACGAATGTGATTGCTTTCAACGGCTGCGAAATCGAATGCGACGGGAAACTGTCCAAGACCGTTGGCTACAGCTTCACGAACTGCCGGTTCACCGACAGGTACTTCAAGGACAACACGTTCAGCGATGACGTCACGCTCTCGGGCTGTACACTCGACATCGACGACTTCGCCTCTGTCGAGAACTGGGCGAAGGCCATGCTGATGAACGGAGCGACCGTACTTGATTTCAACGGAAAAAGGTGCGATTCGTTCACACTCCAGGCTACGGCCGCGAGCAGGTCCTACAGGGTCCTCAATGGAGATTTCGGGAGATTTACGTTCAGAGCGCCTGATTCCGTGACTGACGGAAACCAGTCTAATTCGCTGCAGCTCGAACATTGCAGGGTGGAGGAGCTCGACGGAGACTGGTTCTGGAAGGATCTCTACGTTATCGACAGCTATGTCTCGGTAGGCCATAGCGTGTATGCCAATACCGATCCAGTAATGGCGGCCGACGGGTTGCTCGTAAAGGGGGCCTTACTCGTACGCAATAGCGATGTTGCTGGAATAAATGACAGCGGAATTGCCGTCGGTTTCGGGAACAGCGCATACTTGCCTTCGGCTGTCACGTTGATGGATTCCAGGATTGTCGGAAATGTCAACGGACTCGCCGTAGACGCTACAAGGACTTCTTTTACCGGTGTGCTGAAGCAATGGGCAGGGGATTCAACCGTATTCTCCGTAAAGGAGTGCACTTTCTCCGGTACGGCCCATGCCGAAACTCTCGGCACTTCCGCCATTATCGTGGACAACCGGTTCTTACGTAGCGGGATTCCGGAAGACGCCGTAGTCGGTCCAAACTTGACTTCGTGCACGTACGAAGGCAACGGCGGAAACTGCCTGCAGAAAAAACTGAAAATCAATGCGCAGAACCGGCTCCGTGTTACGGCAACCTCCCAATCCAACATAGACCTCCGTCTTGAATTGAACGTAAGTGAAATCCCTCTGCATCTTTTCGGATGCGTACAGTCGAACATACGAGTCAGATTCGTCGTCGATGTGAGAGAAGCAAGTGCATCGCAGGAAGCGTCAAACACACAGAACCGGTATTCTACGATAACAGGTAGCGTCATCTATGTGGCTGCAGACCCGATGACGTTCCAGCTTCCGCATTCCCAAGCCTTGACTTTGCCGGCAGTTACGGACGGCGCGTCTGTCCCTCACTACGTGAATTTGAAAGTTCCCGACGGAATTGACCCAACCGGCCAGTACGCTGCCATAACCGGCGCTTACATCGAGGCGGAAATAATCGATTAAGGAGTTTACCATGCAGGCGCACCTGTCCCCAAGTCCAAAGCTCAGATTTTACGGTAGAGACGGAAAACCTCTTTCCGGCGGATACCTGATTACTTACGACTACACTACATCCCGCACGTGCTCCACGTGGGCGGATGCCGACATGACGACCAGGAATCCCGTGCAGATAAGTCTCGACGCTAATGGAGAGCCTTCGCAAAACGGAAACCCGGTGTATGTATTCCTGGAAGAAGGTCGACGTTACAAGTTCCGCTGGTTCGACAGCGAGATGAATCCGGTCGGATGTATTCAGCCTGTGCAGACGGCATCGGTCAATTATGGCGACAACAACGTGTTCAACTATTACGCAAGCGTAGAGGGAACCGCTGGCGAAATAGTCGTGACTGCTTCCGTCGATCCTGAAACGGGTGTGCAGACCTTCTTTATAGGCTTTGATAACGATTTCAAGGAACGGGTGAGCGACATCGAGGACGCGCTCGACGGCAAGAAGAATAGGCAGAATGAACTCACGTTCAACGGCTCCGCGACAAAGACTGTAAAAAAGATTGTTCAGGACGAAAATGGTGAAATGGACGTTGAATACGAAGATATCGATTTTCCTGAACAGGCTCCGAACGTTAACATCACGAGCCCGAACGAAACGATTTCTGTCAGATCCCGTGATGTCGACAATACCAAGACTTTTGAAATAGATGTTAATGCTGACGGTGGAGAATGGTTCATTGGTACAGATGTTGATGAAAGTTTCGTTGTCAATAATACTACTGTATATGGATTCGCAAAGATTGATGGTAACATTGACTTGGTAGGTTACTACGGACACACATTGCCTTTGAAAGAAAGTGTACCATATCTCGTTATAGAAGAAGTTGATTTGTCTACCGTTGGTACATTCAATGAATACAGAGATGTGAAGGTGACCATGTTCAACAAGGGTATATCGCACACATCAGAAGTGTCAGCTACAGTCCGTCTTGATAACACTAATGATTACACACAGACTGTAACACTTGCAGGTATTCTATTCGGTGGTCCTACTGGCTACCCTGAAGACTATTATCACGAAGCATATGCGGCAGTTGCTAATAAGTTCGTCGGCAGCGACATTCCGGCCAATCGCTCTGTTAAATTCAAAGTTAACAGAATTGCTGTCTATAAGCTGGCAGGCTTGTTAGCAGGGCAGGGTAGCGGTACTACTTATACTTCTGGTGAAGGCGTCAAGATTGAAAACGATAAAATCAGCGTTGACTACGGAAGCGGTCTTGAAGTTGACCCGCAGACGAACAAGCTGAAAGTCAAGATTGGAAACGGCTTAAAGTTCAATGAGGAATCGCTTGAAGTTGAAATTGATTCCGATGTTGAAGATGTTGTTGAAGCGGTTGAAAAACTTACTGACGATTTGGACAAGAAGATTACTACTACATATCCGTTCGCTCAGATTACTTCTATGAGTGACTTTGCTCAATATGGTGTAACTAATACTACTCGTATGATTGGTCAGTTATTTGCGGTTCCGATTGCTTCGGAAATCCGCAAGAACGAGACAATGATTTGCGTGAACGCTTTGCAGAGCTTTAACGGAAAAGTATCTTTCGGTATTTTTGAATACGACTTTGAGGGAAACAATGGTTCGGGTTCTACCTATTGGGTCGCAGATACGGGTGTTGTCAACGTTGTGGCAGGGGAAAATGAATTCCCGTTAAAGTATGTTGACCAAGATGTACACGAATTAAAATCTTCAAAGCTGTATTACGCAGTAGTAGCCATTGCGGGAGACGCACCTGCAACGGGTCTTTTCCTTGCTGCTGCGCCTAACTACGCTGCCACGTACAACGCTAACCCGAAGTACACATTGCTTGTAAGCAATATGAATCAGTATATTGACTGGACTACGGGTACATTGCAGGGTGCTTGGTTCCAAGGCTATAACGAAGACAATACGATCCCACGCCTGTTCATGATGCTTCGCAATGGGGAAGCGACTCCGCCTATTCCCGTAACAGAGCCGTTCAACGATATAGGCAATTTTACTCTTGAACATGTCAACAGGGTGAGCAACGTTTTCTCGCTCACTCCCGATTCCAATGGCGGTATTTTCCGTAAGGTTATACCGCAACAGGATGTTGACATTGTTTCGTTCAGATATGTAGACTATCACGGGTCTGTCAAGCAAGACCCTTCTACGCCTGTTATCCTAGACGAAACTTACACTCCGTTAAAGCAGGTCACTGACGGTTCTTGGACTTTGGGCGATTCCGACCAAACGAAGATTGACGGAACCCATTACGTCCACGAATTTACACTTTCTACACCGATTCACCTTACCGCCAATACTCCTTATTGGTTCCTGGTCGGTGGTAACCTGTCAAACCAAGGTAACGATTGGATAATCAACTACCAATCGCCTTCCGTGTACAACGATTTGCTTTTGGCAAAGAATCTCTACAACGTGAATCCGTATATTGTCGGAAACGGCTATGGCGAATACCAAAGCAGCGTTCGTGGTATGTACTTAAGATTGAGCGATGGTACAAATACTTGGGTGATTTAAGGAGTTTTCTATGGCTAAACAGAATAAAGTTTGCGTTAATCTTGACCAAAGTAATGAACAGAATGGCGGTTTTTCCGATGCAGAAAAGCAACAAGCTCGCAACAATATTGGAGCAGGTGACGGAAAAATCCCTTGGGTGACTATGGGTGGGCAAACACCTGTAGTTGTTAGGGGCGGTTTAAGCATAGTGAAGTATCAAGCGGGTTATTGCTTACAGAATGACAATGCTTCAATTAAGCTATGGCTTGCTCCCGACTTTGCAGCGGGTGATGCGGGAAAGATTCTAGGTATTGGTGGTGGCAGTGCTATTGGTTGGCGAAACGCTCCAAGGGAACTTCCTGCATATGCAGCGCAAGATGCCAACAAAGCTCTTATTGTTGATGCTAACGGAAATCCGATTTGGGGCGAAGTTAAGCCGTTAATCAAG